GATCATCTTCAGCTGGCAGTCACGCTTGTAGAAGTCAGCATAACCAGCACGTCCGCTCACCATCTCCTGGTGCGTGCGGAGCCACTCCATCACCTGCTGTGCGCCTGAGGGTGCAATGGGATCGTGAAGTGTGATACCGATCGTTCCGAAAGTGAACTTCTTTGCGAGGTAGCGTGTGCTGTTGATCCATGGGATGGTGATCTCACCGCCTGTGAAGGTGGGTCGTGATGCTTTCGACACGAGGTAGGAGTCGATACCCTCAAGTGCGAAAACCCATCGATGCTGACGCTTCGGCTCAAACTTATTGGGAAGCATGTCGGTGACTGAGAGTGTCTCTGCCATATTAAATTCTCCTGTCTTTAACTATCTATCAAGTGAGAGTCACACCTGCATTGCTGAGCTCAAAGCTGAGTGCGATGAACTCGATGGAGCGGGTGGGTTGGATGAAGATCTTGCCGCGGATCGTGTTGTTGTTGATGTCTGCTTGTGTCGTCGTGGTCGAGTCAATCACAACCTTGTAGCGATCAAGGCCGCCCTTTGAGCGGATTGATGCAAGGATAGGATTGACGAGGCTGTTGAAGCGCTCGAGTGTCGCTGCAGTGTTGGGCTCGAAGATGATCTGGTTCGAGACTGCACGGACCTGGCGACGAAGTGTGATCAGAAGACGACGGACGTTGACGCGATCGAGAGCAGATGCCTTTGCAAGCAGCGTCCTTTGACCGTAGATCACCAGCTTGCGATCGGAGTTAGATGTGATGTCAAGGATGGGGTTGATGTGTGCATCGTAGATCGAGTCAGCAAGCGTTCCCTGCTTGATCTGCGTCGCTGCTGAACCGACTGTCGTAATGACACCGCGATTTGCTCCAGCGGGTGCGAACCAGGGATATGATACGCGATCGTTGTAGGCAAATGCACCCAAGACGCCGACGCTGGGTGGAACGCGTGTGGTCGATCCCTGGAAAGGAATGTTGATGTCTGGGAAGTATGCTGCTGCAAAAGAGCTATTGAGACCGCGGTTGCTGAAAGCGTTGATTGTGTTTGCGATGCTCACTGTGGCGCCGTCATATGACCCTGTCAGCACAACATTGTAGCTGTCTCTCTCTTCGATGTCCATCAAGTAGAGCGTATCGAAGCGGTTCTCGACTGCACTGATTGCATAGTCAGTGATGACGCTGTTTCTAATACCGGGAATTGTCAAGAGTGTGATGTCAGCGTCGTCCTTGCTGCCCATGATATTGACTGCCTTGCGGTAAGCAGCCACGGTAGGTCCTGCAGTGCCACCTTGCCCTGCTGTGTCATCAATCTCGCGCTTGACGGCGTCGTTATTGAGTGATACCTTGTCTGCATTGAAGATGTTGGTGCCGTCAAAACCGCCCTGTGCAATGAACAAGAAAGATACAAACTGCCTGTTACCTGTCTCTCGAAGGTCATCTACCTGGAATGCACGTGTCTTTGTTGCGCTATCAACGGTGATGCTACCATTTCTAACATACGTGGCATTTGCCCACTGTGTGCTATCAGCACGGTTGTTGACTGCTGACGATCCTGTTACAACTCGGATCCGCTCGAGTGAGAAGAAATTGTTGTTAAAGACGTCAACGTCGAGGACGTTGCCGTTTGTTGTTGCTGCGCCGGGATTGTTGTCAACAAAGAAGTTCATATTTGCAGGTGCAAATGATGGGAAGAACTTCGTGTGGCTGTCAATGTAGGACAGCTTGGCAGTTGTTGAGTTAAAGTCAGAGACGCTTGGCACATCTGTGAACTGGATGCCCCACGTCAGCGATGAATCAACGACACCGCCGTTTGCAATGTTTCTACGGTATGGAATGGGTGGCTCAATGACGCGCTTGAGGACGTCTGTCTGACCAGCTGCAAAGCGAGCAACATCGGAAAGATTTGTGAGAAGTGAGCTGCCCGATGTGACTAAGTGTCCGTAGCCTCTGTGGCCAAAAGGCAGTGCTGCAACGGGAACTTCTCCTGCCAAGAACTGATCAGACATCTCAACGCGGATGTAAGGATTGACGACTGCGTAGTCGCCATCAGAGACTATCTTCTGGGATGTAAGCCCCTTGTCAAAGTCAAAGTATGTGCTCTGATCACCGATGCGAAGTGCAATGTAGTTAGGTGAGTCGGGATCAAGCGTCAGTCCAGAGAAGTCGACGCCTGCGACTGGTGTGAGGTTGAACACCTGACCTACAGGATAGCTGTAGAGCACGAGATCAAACGTTCCGTAAGTGTCATTGTCTACACCTGGAACGATGTTCTGGATGTTAAACACAAAGCGTGTGTTATTGTAAGCACCGTCGCCAAGTGTGTGTATTCTGAAGAGATCGTACTTTGTTCCACCAAAATCTTGTGAGACAACAAACGGTGTCTTAGGATGTGTGAACCGCTCACTAAAGTTCTCGTAATTTGGTACCGTTGCAGAGCTTGAATCTCTTGCAAGACTTCCCGATGTGATGAATGCTGCGTCCTCAAGCCCCGTAAAGACGCGTGCTGATGCTGCATCAAGAATGCCTGAACCTGTTACAACTGCCAGCGAAGCAGGAATGTCATAGTAGGCATAGAGGAAGTGACCCTTCTCCTCGATCTTTGTCGGATCGCGATTGATGCTTGCATTAATCGAAAAGTGATTAGAATTTGCAGGATCAAATGATGCTGTAATAGAGTTCGCTGTTCCCGTGTAACCATTTAGCAGCATCACGAACGTCGAGTCACCGATGTTGACTGAGCCTGTAAGTGCACCATTTGGGCCGCCTGCTGTTGCTGCCGTTGCTGCAGGCGTATTAGATGTATTAAAATTACCTGACAATGCGAGTGTTACGCCTGATGGCGCCAGGACAACAGCACGAAGAATAGGATGTGCTTTTGAGCTTTTCTGGATGCCCGCCTCAGAGAAGATTGTACTTCCAGCGCTCTCTGACATGTAGCATCCAAGGAAGTATGTGCGTCCAGGAACGCCACCATCAACTGCAGAGATATTTCTGCTAACTGCGCCGTTGCCTTGAACCTGCTTGCTACCTACAACGAAGCCTGCATTTGTCACTTGTCCTGTTGATGTGCTTCTCTTGAGGCCGTCACCGGCACCCAAAGTGCGCAGGAACGTAACTGAGGCGGGTGAGGCTGCATTGGCAAAGTACTGTTGTCCTGCGAGTGCACCAAAATTTGAGTTTGTTGCTTCACCGAAGACGCGATTAAAGTCAGACACAGATCCTACAACAACAGGAACGAATGCAGGACCTGACTGTGCCGTGCCGATGATGCCTGCAGATGGCCCTGTTGGGGGTGTTGAAGTCACACCCGTTAGGTCAACTTCGCCGGAGTATACGCCTGGGATCATTTCGTTAAACCTCTCTTATTCCTAACTATCAATTACACAAAGCTTGCGCCGTTATCTGTCACAATGAAGTCGATCGAGATGAACTCCACAGCGCGTGTGGGTATGATGATGACCCGTCCGTTCAGACGGTTTGCAATCACATCTGTCTGTGTGTTGTTGGTATCGTCAACTATAACACGGAAGCCTTCGATGCCCTGCTGTGCCTGGACAAGTGCCAGAGCAGGATTGACCTGCGACACAAAAGCCGACCTTGTGGCGGCGTTGTTCTGCTCAAACAAGAATGTGCTAGCAATATTGCTGACAACGCGCTTCACTTCATTCACGAGGCGACGCACATTAACGCGATCAAGCGCAGATTTTCCAACTTGCAGTGTCTTCTGTCCAAAGATGACGTAACCTGTGCCCGGGAATGACGTGATTGGGTTTATCCTATTATCATACAGGAAGTCGCGATCTGCAGAGTTGAGACGTACTGCTGTTGTTGACACAAAGTTAAGGGCGCCGCGGTTAAAGCCTGCAGGTGCATACCAGGGATGTGATACGGCATCATTGTATCCTATAGCTGCCAGCGCTGCGACTGATGATGGCACCTTGATCTTCCGCGATGTGCCGCCCTGATCTTGCATAGAAATATCTGGGAAGTAGACGGCAACAAAGTTATTGTTCAACTTTCTTGATGTAAACTTGTTGCCTGTCTGCTGGACATCTGGATGCTCTGATCCACCATCGAACAATCTAGACCCGTTGTAATCGTATCCTGGAATGTCCATCAAGTAGAGAGCAAAGCCATAGTTCTGCACAAGAGTTGAGACGTAGTTGGTAACTGCTGCATCTCTTATGCCAGGAGCAGCAACCACGCTGACGTTTGATGCGTATCGATTTGTTAAGATCTCAGCGGCTGTTCTGTAAGCTGTCACAATGCTGTTGTTGACACCTGCGCCTGGTGTGTATGCTGAATTAAGACCGATGTCGACCACAGCGACTGCCTTTCCACCTGTCTCTGACGACGTTGCTCGGTCATTCATCTTACCCATGTCAGGATCGAGGATGTTGAGGCCGTCAAAACCGCCTGTGAAGATGTTGGTAAACTTTGCGTAGTTTGTAAACTTGTTGAAGTAGATCGACGAAGTTACCGAGTAGAGCGATGCAAATGTTAACCTATTGCCCTCAGATGTGGGTTGAACAGTGTAGTTTGTTGGATTAACTACGCCGTTACGTATGTAAGCTGTCTCGAGAATGTGCTGCTCTGTTGTGCCTGTGATGTCAGCAAGCGCATTGATAAGTGTGCGTCCGCTGAGTGAGTTGTTTAGTGCGACACGTGCCAGCGTGAACTTGTTGTTTGAGAATGCATCAGCTGATGATCCTGTAACCAAAACATCAAGCTTCTGGATGCCTAACAGCTTGCTGTAGGACGCGAGCAATGGGTTAAAAGTTGAGCTGTCATTGGAGCGAAGAATTGCATTAGAAACACTTGATGTTAAGGGAAGTGCTTCTGACTTAATGCCCCAGTAGTAAGATGCATCTGCGATCTCAAGCGAGCCTGGCTTGCCAACATAGCCGCCTGCTGCATCTACAGCGTTAGTTGTTGTTTTGAAGCGAAGCGGCACAGGTGGAAGAATTGATCCAGTGTGTGCCGCAAGACCTGCTGTCCCAAAGACACCTGCGAGACGGCGGGCTGTGCTTGCTCCAAATCCGCTTAAACCCGCTGTATTGTCTGTAAGTGTGTCTGTTGTTTTAATGACTGGCAGACCTCTAAAGCCGAATGGAAGCGCATCAGCTGGAACTCGCTTTGTCTCGACGTCGGCGTGCATTACAACTCTTATGCGACTTGACACGCTTGATCTTGTGCCTGATGTATAAGCTTTACGCTCATCTGATGTAAGCGCATCGAAACTGAAGAATGACTTCTGGTCACCAATGCGCTTTGCAACGTAATCATCGTCGTCAGGATTGAGCGTGCAGTTAGGATACTGCTCAAGGATGACAGGATTCTTGTCAGTGTCGTAGAAATCACGAACTTGAACTGTGAATGTTCCGAATGGATTTGCAGGATCACTTGACTTAGCAAGTGTGCTGATTGATACTTTGTACTTCTGCGATGTATTTGCACCGTCGTTCAGAGTTTCAAAGTAGAAAAGATCATATTCACTTGAACCGTATGGCTGCGAGATGAAGTAAGTTGTCTTTGCTGACGAGTACCTCGTGTCAAATCTTCCGAAAGCATCTCTAAAAGATTGCGCGGTGTCACCTGAGGTCGCAGATGTACTTGCCGATCCTGATAGGACGGCAACTGCACCGCTGTCGGTTGATGTGATTGCAACCTCAGCCTCGACGGGGAAGTCAGCGTAAAGTAAATGCTCTTCTGCCTCAAAACGTGCTGGATCAGTGTTGAGTATGTTACCAATGTAAGCTGTATCAGCAGGATCAAGTGACGCTGTCAAAATCCTGATGCTTGTCTGGCCATCACCTGTAGAGAATGCGGGTGAAGAGCTAGAGATAACAAGCTTGAACTTTCTATAGAGATTGCTGCTTAGCGTGGCGCTAATTGTTGCATTATCGTCAGCTGTGTTTGCAACTGAATAGTCCTGATTGTGGTCAAGAACCTGCAGTCGTGTGCCTGATGCGAGTAGCACCATGCCACGAACTAAGTTGACAAAGTTGTCACCTGATGCAACGTTGAAGCTGTTGTTGTCTGTAAAGATTGGGTATCCTACATCAGCAGATGCTGATACCCAGTGTTTTGCTGTGATATACTGAACCGCGCCTTTGTGACGTGCATCTGTGCCAACTGCTGGCGTCGTTCCTTTGATGAAGAAGCCTGCGTTCTTAACCGTTCCCTGCGCTGTAGTTGTTGAAAAATCTGATGTTGTTGAATTCGCACCACATCCAAGCACTCTAACGAATGTAAGTGCTGTGCCGTTCTGTAAGTACTGACTGGCACCCTGCAGGCCCACGTCAGATGCACGAGGAGCACCGAAAACTTGCTGAAGCTGTGCTGCATTGCCTACCGTCACTGGGACGAATGCGGGGCCGATTTCTGATGTTCCAATTACACCAACTGGAACACCTGATACGCCAGGTGTTGCGGGAGATGATAAATCGATCTCTTGCTCAAAGAACCCAGGCGATCTAAAAGTTGTCTCTGCCATCATTACTCCGACTTCAAAGCCGAATATAACTATCCTGTTAAACTTCTAAAAGCTCAATCGAGAGTATCTATCTTACGGATCTTCTGCGCTGTAAGAATTGTTTCGCCTGCTTTAGGTACTCTTGACGTTACTTTTAAGTATTTTGTCTGATTTTGTCCTGTAAAAGGATTAGTAACGTTCTCAATAACACGAAGTGTTTCATCACCTCTATTCTCAACTTGTTGGCCATTTTTATTGAGAACTTCTACATCTGTGAGCGCAAACTTGTCAATTATGTCTTTTGACTTATTACCCTGCACCTCATTGACAAGCTGCGCATTCTGCTCCCAGATCTCAAAGTTAATCTGTGGGGCGCTAACAAAGCGTCGATATGGCGAAGGCAAACCTGGATGCTCTGGTGCAATGATGTAACCTGGCACCTTGATGTCAAAGCCTACTTTTATGATACGTTCATCATTTGTGAACTCTTCTAAGTTATCTGAGTTAGAAAAAGTGTTCTGCACAAATGCTGTGAATGTGTATCCCTTGTCAGTCTCAAGAAGAAATTCAGGTGATGGCCCACTAAACTTCATCATCAGTGACTCGATTAATTGGTTCATCTGCTGCATATACTGTGTCCAGAATATGACATTGTATGTGATGCCGACAAACTTTGGATAAGGAACAGTGATAAATTCATAGATGTTATTAGTGAGATTATTTGACAAAGGCGTGTATTTTGACGTGCTTTTAAAAGTTAAAGGAGCGCCTTGTCGGCGCGAAGCGACTGTTCCCTCTACGGCCTGGGTGCCTGGCGATGTTGACGTGTCAGCAATGTG